ATACAAAGTCAATTAATGTTCATGTATATGGTGACATTTACACATCAAACAATATAGGTGCCGCGAACACATATCCAACACACGACCTCTGTGTAGGTTCAAATGTCTTTATTGACGACACAAACTCAAATGTTGTCTACGCAGATGGTAATGTGTACGCCAAGGGTCTCATACTTGGATCAACTGGTTTGCGTGCGGGGAATCTCCTCGTATTGGATGCGACTTCTGATACACCAGTTACGATAAGTGGAAATGTCCAAATGAATGCGTTACGCACTGTGGGTACGGCTCCATCGGGTATTTCAAACCTATCACCCACTGATACACTCTCCGTGGGTGCCAAAATATTTGCAAACACAAGTGCAATAAACAGTTTACGCATCCTTGGCAACACCGCAACAACAAATCTCACAACTGAAATGGTTTTTTCAAGTTCAAACCTCGTTGTTCACGCAGATAGATTCGGTGGTGACAGTACATCAAATGTACTTGTGCTTAAATCCGGTCCAACTGCGTCAAATGTGAGTGCTATTGAAGTCTATGGCGCGAGTACAACAGCTACACAACAAAAGATTACTATGAAGACAAAGAATACTGAAAGAATCCGAATCACTTCGGATGGCAATGTTGGAATCGCAAATACAGGTCCAACGGAGAGACTTACAGTGTCGGGTAATATCTATGTGATTGGGAGTAACACCATTTCAACTGGTAACATATGGGGATCTACGGGTAATATCGCGATGCGTGCGTATACGAGTGTTCCCAATGGGGAAACACGGGTTGAAAATATAGTTGGGGCTGGAAAAGGTCTCAAGTTTTTCGCGAGTACCACACCCACAATGGGTACACCCAAATTGACTCTCTTGGAATCAAGTAATGTGGGTATAAATGTAGCGTCACCAGTGGGTAGACTCCATACTTCCGGTGGAACTGTGTTTCTCAATGATCAACCAACATACAGAAATGGGTACAGTCACCTGAACTCTTCCCTTGTTGTAACAAACACTCAACCAATTGTGGATACCACTGACCTCGGTACAGTGTTGCACTTGGCTCGCGAAGGAAATGCGACACGCCACGGTGTGCGAGCCACTTTCAAATTGGGTAAGCATGACAACGCATCTGGGAAATCCAAAACAAAGATGGATATATATTTGGCGGATGAAGACTATACAGATGAAGTAGATGTTTTGACTCTTCAAAGTGAAGGGCGTGTGGGTATCGGTACTACACAACCATCGGCACACTTGGAGGTATATTCTACGGGTACAGCAAACCCCTTAACAAATGGTATCCTCGTACACAATCACACGGCCCCATCGGGTGATGCGATAATCACTATGCAGACCGATATCAATGAAGGTAACGCGTTTACATCTTATATTCAAACCGATGCGGATGCGAATCCTACGGGTTGGGCGGTGGGTGTATCCGGTTCCAATGACTTCCGAATTACACAAAACCCCGATAAGGTTTATGACGCGGCTGCTATAGGTGTATTCATAAACGGGACATCTCGCAATATGGGTATAGGTACAGATGTGCCACGGGGTAAATTAGAAGTTGTCGGTAATGTTGTAATCGGACAACAACTCACATTTTCGGGACTTTCGGGTGATGAATTTGGTAATACACACATTATGGAAAGAAGATATACCGCTGGTCAATCAAGAACCGAGTTGCTCCTCTTTAAGGGTAATGACAGTTCCGGGGTTGTCACTGGTCCGGATAGAATTAGACACCTTGCGGGTGAGCATGTATTTCAAACATATACATCCTCGGGTGACACATTTGATAACATCTTGAGCTCAAAGGAAAATCAACTTGAGAACCCTCTTGTTGTGTGTGATAACGGTATCGTGGTCGTGGGTGGTAATCGTGATGATGCGGATGGTAAAGGTGTCAACACCAAATTAGTTGTCAATGGTGACATTGAGTTTGCTGGTGAGGGTTCATTTAGATTAACCGGGTTTGAGTTTGAAACATCCGATTTAGGATATAACATTATAAGAAACAAACTAGATGGTTCCACTCGTCGTCCTTTGGCTTTTGTACATGAACTTAATAGTCTAAATGACATAGAATTCGCCCGCTTTGACGCCGATGGTAAACTCGGTTTGGGGACAGAATCACCAAGCTCAAATATTCACATCTATGATACAACTTCGGGGAACATTGACCTCTTGAGACTTGAAAGTGGTGGTACAAACAAAGAAACGGGTATGCTCATCTACACAGATGACGGTGAAGGTGGCTACCTCAGAGGTTTCAGTAATGCGACGAATGGTACAACTGGACTTGTCATGGGTGTTGCCAATAACAGTACTCAAACAAATTGTATTCATTTACTCCATTCAAGTAATGTGGGTGTGGGTACGAACAGTCCAGCTACAAAGTTCCATGTGTATGATGGTATTCTGCGAGTGGAGAGCTCTTCTTCAAACGCAATCATAGAGTTTAAGACAACCACAGGCTCTGCCAATATTTATTCGGATACAACGGGTAATGTTTACATAAATCCAACCACAAGCTCCAAGACCACACATATAAATAGTGATCTTGAAATCGTGGGTGATGTTTCAGTTGGTGGTAACATTGATCTTGGTAATCAAGTCGCCATTGGTCTAAGTGGTGATACTGCTTCAACAGATCTTGAAGTTGGTGGTGGTATCATAACCAACTCATTAGAAGTTTCTAAAAAGACATACTCCAAGACATTTACAATTACCGCGGGTGATGCCAAAGATATTCAACTCATGTTTGGAGCTGGTGCCTTTTACGCAAAAGTGACGGCCATTTTAAGAAGAACAGATGGATCAACTGTTGGTGATTTGAGTACAATGATTATAGAATTACAAGGTGGTACCGGTGATGAAAGTGCCCCATCGTTAGATTTAGCCATAGGTACTAAGAATCTATTTGGTGGTACAAACAGCTATCCATGGAGTCCAACAATAACTACTGGTACACGTGGTATTAGCATTGAACCTTACAACATAGATAACACCAGAGTGTACGCGTATGATATATTTGTGGAGCTCATATCGGCGTGTGGTGGTAAGCTCACGAAGATTACACGTTCTTTGAACGCCCTAGGTGATCTAGATGGTAGTGGCGGTCAAACCGAAATCGTAGCATTTACATATTAAATAATTTTACCGTAAGGGGAAAACCCAAAGGTAGAATTAAAAATCAATTTACGCCCTGATGGAATCAGAGACGGCTAAGAATAGAACGCCGACAATGAAAGCCATGACGACGTAATTACACTCGGTTTCTTCAAGACTCGCTTCGGTCTTTGGTTGAACAACAGGTGCAGGCGCGACCTGTTGCCTCTTAGGAGGTTCGAGATCCTCCAAAGGACAGTAACCTATCATTTATACTGTACTTAGAGATTAATTTCAGTCTTCTTCTTTTTGCGACCACGCTTTGACTTGGAGGTGCTATCCACATTCACTTCCTTGACTTCACCACCTGTAGATTCGCCCGAAATTGATACAATGTCCGACATATCATCATCATCTTGTTCACTGACTGGAAGTTGTATAGTTGTGTTCATTGGTGGTGGGGGTGGCATCATGACACCACCCATGAGGCTTGAGATGTCAATCCCTGGTCCCTGCATCTCATACTGACCAGTGCCTCCAACTGGAGCAGCATCAGATGGACCAGAGGGTGATCTCGTCGTGTTTTGAACTGCGGACATCATATTTTTTATAAGTTCTGGGTTTTGCTTGAGAACATCATTCATATTGGGGAGAGCGCTCTTAAACATACTGTTTGTCAAGTGGAACATCATCGCTGAACCACCCAACATCATGATGAGTTTGACCTCGGGGGCAACATTGACCTTGCTTCTGTACTTGACATACAACTCTTCAAAGACTCCGTCATAGTCATCTACATTCTCCATCACAGACTCGGACCAGCCTTCGAGTTGAATTTCGAAGGGGTTATACCTTTTGTTGAGGAACTCCAAGCCTGTAACACAGGCTACCAACATACGCCGAGAGAAGCGGATAGATTGTTCAACATCAATACTATAGGTAATCCGCTTCACTTCAGTTCTCAATTCGTCTATGTTAGAGTATGCAGTAAGTCTCTTGTTAACACTGAATCCTTTCTTTTCGAGGCGACCCAACTTGTTAATGAGATCCGCCTTTTCTTCATCAATAGAAGAATACCCCTTTGAGGGTCGTTCTTCCTGCATTCCAAACTGAGGTCCATCGTTGGCATCGTCAAAGAATGCGTCATCATCCTCGCCATAATCAATTTCATCTTCTTGTTGTGGCTGAGTTGGTGCAGATTGCTTGTTTGGGTTTACGAAAGCATCCATGGCTTCTTGTTGTTGTGGTTGTTGTGGTGGTGGTCTGTTAGAAGTGGGACGACGCACAGGCTGAGCACGAGGCACTGAAATCTCAATTTCATCCATCAGAGCCTGTTCGTCAGCGTCCAATTTCATCACAGTAGTATTTCCACGATCAATGACAATTTCTTCGTCCATCTACTCTCTAATATGAAACTATTAAATATCCTTTAACGCACTTTAGAAAAAATTATGTGTGTACATTATATATGTTAAACCTTAACCGTGCCAACCGAAATGCCATCATGTCCATTGTTGCCTTGATCGTGCTTATCTTTATCCTTGGTATGTTGAAAAATACCAGCAAGTACCAACCCAGACCAATCGTTATTAAGGCGATCAACGAAGAATCAATTTTTGATCTTGAACACAAATTGGAATGCGCTCCTGGGCACACCAGCGAAGGTAGCACCTACACCAAGTCTCTCACTCCAGGTGGACTCTGTGGTTCCGAAAAGCTCGTCGCGGAACAAGCGGGCTACGAGATTGAGGATGGAATTGGTGGATCTTTAATCTAAGCTAATACTAAATGGCTTTGGTTACCTCGCCCCAAACTATTCCAGATCTTGACTATGAATATCATACTATAACTATTGATTCAATTGGTCAAGACAGTGCGAATACTTTTACTTGTCATCTTCAGCAACCCCTCAAAAATGTGGTTCAGGCCAGACTTCTTGCGGCGCATATTCATTCAAATGTTGTGACTGAACATTGTTATGTTTCCATCGAAGAGTTGGATTCCATTTTCAATGATCGTGCTTCAAATGTTCTCACTGGACAAGCCGAATTAAGTGTGATCAGGGGGTCATTTGCGAGTCTCATTACTGAAAATGCTACACACGATGCGGGTAATTCACTCATCACATTCAAAGATAACTATACAATCGCGACACAATATGTCAATCCAATACACCGTATTGATCGTCTCAGTGTTGCCATTAGAGATCAAAATGGTAATACAATTAAAAATTCAACCGATTCGGGATCAAACTTTTTGGTGATTCGTTTCGTGTGTAGAAAACCAAACTTGTAATTTTCTCACTTTAGAGTAGTATAACATGTCTTCGGGTATTGTTCAACTTGTAGCAATTGGTGCTCAGGATGAGTACATTATGGGCAACCCAGAGATATCGTTTTTTAGTTCAACCTTCAAACGACACTCTAATTTTTCACAATCCGTTGAAAAGCAAACGATACGCGGGGATGTGAAAAATAATTCAATGTCAAGTGTTCAGATTGAGAGATCGGGGGATATGCTTGGATACATTTACTTGACGATCGATGATACGACCCAAGCTTTAGATACTTCTCGCTGGGATCTACTCATTGATAAAGTCGAGCTTCTTATTGGTGGTTCAGTCATTGATACACAAGATAGCATATTTACTGAAAAAATCGCTATAGATACATTTGCACAAAATATATCAAGAAGTGCAATTGGGACTCACCCAGGTGTGCATGCGCGCTCATATTTTTACCCACTTCGTTTCTTTTTTTGCGAAGGACCACAATGTGCTTTACCCCTAGTTGCCCTCAATTATCACAATGTGGAATTGAGAATTCATTGGGGATCCCAAGCGGCAAACTACAATTTTGAAATGTATGCCAACTATTACTACCTTGACAACGAAGAGCGGGGCAACATTGCGACACGCACCCACGACCTTCTCATCACTCAGGTACAAAAGAATCTTCCAAGTGGGGAAACTGTCCAGGATCTCATTTTCAATCACCCAGTGAAATATCTCGCATCGTCAGACACCACAACGAACGGTGCGCTCACATCACCAACAAACAAAGTCAAGTTGAGTATTAATGGGGTTGAACTCGGAAACTATAGATGGGGTAAACCACACTACATTGATGTGATGAACTATTATCACACAAACTTTGTGACTTCTCCAGACTTTTTCCTCTATTGTTTCTGCCTCATGACGAGCTCACTCCAGCCAACCGGCACACTCAATTTCAGTAGAATTGAATCAGCAAAGATCATGAGCGAAAATACAGTCATTAATGATCCAATTTATGCAGTAAACTATAACATACTTCGTATACAAAATGGTATGGCTGGTCTCCTTTACGCAAATTAATTTACTACCATATATTAAATGGTCAAGAACTTACCTTCGGTGGAAAGATCTACCAAGATTAGGTTTGGTAAGCATGTACCAGACTCTAATGATCAGGAGGAAAATACTGTTGTCTTCAATGCGAGTAATGTCTTGGTTCCAACACCACATTCAAATGCCGTCTATCTTTCCCCCATTCGTAATAGAGCCGATTTTACCGCACCGGAAGTTGTACTTTTGATGTATGATCGCAACACCAAGGAGATTACAGAATCCGGGGAATCTGCGAATAATCTCGTCGGTGGCGCAACGCTCTCCCTTGCGGTAGATCGTGCAAATGTGACATCAAATACTATTATATTTACAGGTGGTGGTCATGATGACAACAATGTCGGCTTTGTCACAGATTCAAATGTTGGTATATCAAATTTGTTACCTGAACACACCCTAAGCGTCGGCACAAACTTCTATGTAGATGACACCGGTTCAAATGTTCTCGTTGTTTCTGGAAATGTTGCAGTTTTGCGCGACATGGTCATTGATGGCAATCTTCGTGTCAATGGTGATACAACTGTAATTTATGCGGAGAATACAGCCATCAAAGATGCGCTCATTGAACTTGGTCAAAATAACACTTCCGAAGATACAACCCTTGATTTGGGTTTCCTTATGCATAGACCCGATGCTTTATCAAATGTGGTTATTGGTTACCGCGAAGAGTCTGATGAATTCGCAATCGGTTATACCGATACAAATCCCACAGATAAAACATTTACACCAAAGTCAGATGAAGACATTAATGTGCACGTGTATGGTCTAACCCACGTGGATGCTAACATTTACGCACACGAAGA